TTGTATACCAGTGGCCCCGGTAACGCCAACGATACCTTGTGGTCCGGTTGGTCCGGTGATGCCTTGTATGCCCGTTGCACCGGTGGTACCTTGTGGTCCTGTGGGTCCGGTTGTGCCAGAACCTGCGTTTAATGCGTAACTTGCCGTTACTGCATAACTGGCAGATATAGCACTGTCCGATGACCCACTAACTCGCAATGCATATGAGGCAGTGAGGGCGGTGTCAGCAACCGTGATAAATGACCCCGTACCAACACGGGGTGCAATATTAGCTAAATCAACTACGACATTATACGAATCACCCTTATCTATAACAACAGTTATATTAGGGATATCCAACTTAATATTACTCATTCATTATCTCGTCACCGCAGGGCGTATAGTAAATGGTCCTTCTAATAACCTACGGGTATTGTCAGCGGCAGAACCGCTACTGGCAATAATATCATATACATATTTCCGTTCTGTCATCGCAAGTGTTTGGACAGCATCCAATTCCACCATAAAGCTTCCTGATGTGTATGGTGCCATCTTGGTAATAGTAAATTGTCCGGCGAGTTCGTCCGTGGTATAATTTTCTCGTACCTGACCTGAAATACTATAATCGGTTAGGTTCACTGGAGCACTTTCGTCATTTTCAATAAGAGTTACTAAAATTTTAAATGTTTCACCCTGCCCGACATTAAACGGTGTAAGTTGCGGCATAATATATACCTAAAAAGAAGAGTCCCATTGCCTGATTATACTCTTATATAAGTATACGGCAATGGGACTTCACCTTCTATTTTACTACCAGATTAGTAATTCAATACGCAATAATCTGGTTGGATGGTCAATTCAATATTGACTGCATCCGTTGATTCTGCCCATTCCAATTCACCGAAATCTACCTTGGTAATTTGGCAACCCTTCAAAATCCATTCTTCAACCTTGTCACCAACTGGTCCAAGAACTTGAAGAGTTAAATCCTTCTTATAAAATTCCGCATACCCATCACGACCCGTAACAGATTCGTGATGTAAGCGTACCCATTCCATTACGGCTTGTGCGCCCGATGGAACAATGGGATCGTACAGGGTCATATCCATTGTACTCCACTTGGTCATACCCTTAACATACCGAATTGTATTGATATGTGGAAGCTTGATGGGTTCTTGTTCAATAACAGGACGCTTGACCTTCTTAACAATGTATGCGGGAATACCTTCAATTAACAGTAAGTAGCGATTCTTAACCTTTGGCTCAAAGGCAGTAAAGAATATTTCATTTTCAGCTACGATATTATTTGCCATTTGTATCTCCTAACAGATTTGACTATAAATAGTCAGTATTGGAAAAATATAACTTATTACGCGCCGGGAAATACTGCGCCCGTTGGGAGAACATTGAATTCAAGTTTAATAAATTCAGCGGTCTTTGTTGGTTGGAGATACAATTGACCAACCAAGATATTGCGATCAATTACGTCAGGTGTATTATTGGTTTCGTCCATAATAACACGGAACGCATAGAGACCCGACCGTTCTTGGACATTTGCCAAATATGGGTTAACGATATTCAAGAAACGGCGACGGGTTGATTCAACATTTTGTTCAAACACAAGGAATCGTGATGAACTTGCAATAAACTTCTTAACCGCGATTAATAAGCGGCGTACATTGACGCGATCAAGTGCTGATGAACGGCGTTGTAATGTCTTTTGTCCCCACACACAAATTCCTTGTCCCGGGAATTGTGCGATTGGATTGACCTTACCTTCATACAATACATCACGCTGTGCTTGTGCTAACCGAGTCTTAACTCCGGCGGCACCTGGAATTCCACCGCGATTTAATCCAGCGGGAGCAAACCATTCTGCGGCAACGTTATCGTTGTAGGCATATACTTCTGGTAATGATACTGACGGTGGAACAAATACTAACTTATTCGTATTGGTATCTAGCACACGAATCCATGGATAATATGCTGCTGCATAATTCGTATCTAACAACGCTGCCTGTGTGACCGCGCCTGTGATTGTTTGTGATGCTTGTGTTAAGTCCATGATGTAGAAGCAATCCCCACGTGCTTCGCAAAGACTTAATGCGTAGTTAGCAACATATGAATGTAATTCATAGACAACACCGGGCAATACTAACAAATTAATATCATAGGTGTCAGGATTGCTGATTGAATCTAACGCTTGCTTGTATGCACGTGATCCCGCAGTTGTTGAGGTGGATAAATCAAAGCCTTGTGTATTGGTAGGGGTAATGGCATCATACATGTTGATGACTCGTGCGGGATTAACTCCGTCAAATCCACCTTGGAATGGAACCGTAAAGCGAAGACTACCAACAATTGATGGGGTAGTCAAGAAGCTTGCAACAGCTACGGCGGCACCCGCTCCACTGCCGCTACTATATAATTCTGTTCCTCCAAGATCTTCCAAACTAAATACTGCGCCCACTTGAACTGAACCACTTGGAAGTGGTGCCAAGTATGACATATTGGTATTTAAGGTATCGCTATATTGGAAACCATAAAATTCATAACTGTTAAGTGATGAAGATACACTGTATCCGCGAACACCACTGGCAACCCAACTTGATGACAAGAAGGTTGGTATAGTGACCTGTGATATTGATGTACCAATTGGTGTACTTAATTTGTCAAATCCAAATGGTACGGCGTTGGCCGGAACGTTGCTAATACCCGCTGCCATTTCAGTCCAGACATATTGAGATACATTGGTAAACTCACCTTGGAAATAGCGTTCGCCAGTAACAGTATCTGTGGTTGGTGCGCTATTACCAATACGGCGAGCAATATAATTTGGACTTGACGTATCAAGTGTTAAATTATCAAATTGTTCAAGAACGTTTGGACGCTGATCGGTGTCTGAGAATTTACGCACTTGCAATGTAAAGGTTGCGTAATCTCCGGCATTCTGACCAAGCTTTGGACCAATGATAGAAATTTTAACATCGGAATTTGCGGAAACACCATCTGTTACGGTGTGTACCTTAAAGAGATTTAACTTTTGACCGCCCAATGTCTGTGATTGGACATATGGAGTAGTTGCATGATTATATACGCCGTAGGTACTGCCCGTAAGATGCAGAGCAATGCTACTTGTCGCAGCAGACATACTTACCGCTGCACCAGCAGCCGTAATTGCTTCCGGGAACAATGCATATGCATATCCGTTGTGCGTACCTGCTGCACCATAGCCAAGATAATTACCCACGAATGCAGCCGCACTTGTGGTAGTGCTTAATCCTGATGTGGTTACGTCTGTTACGGCGGAGGATGACACGGTTAGTGCAAAACTTGTAGGAGCGCCAGAAGCACTGATGTTTTCAATATTACTACCTGATACCGTTGGATGAATTACTGCGTATACAAATGAGCCACTAGACCCGGTTGCAAACAATAATGCCGACGTTGCAGTAGTTGGACTATATCCATCCAACCCCAACACACGAACAACTTTGGCTTGTCCTGATTCACGGAGATAATTCTTTACCGTAAGACCAAGAAACGACTTTTCATCGGGTGTGCCGAAGGTTGTTTCGAATGCTTGTTGGCTTCTAACCACAGTGGGAATAAAAGCTGGTCCCTTCACGGTGGGACCAATAAATGCACCAGCGATTTCACCAACGCCCTGCGCTAAAAAGCTTAGGTCACGTTCTTGTGTAAATACACCAGGTGATACAATGCGTTCTGCCATATGGAATCTCCAATATTACTTATTTCTCAGGGGTAAACATACCAGTGTCAATATCCAACGAACCAATGCCGTATTTTTCTAATAATGTATTAATAAGTTGCTTTTCAGTATCTAATAATTCTTTGTATAGCGTAGTCTGTTCTGTTAATTTATCTGCGGTAGTCTTTAAATCATCCAAAATCAAATCATGGGTAAGTTTTAACTGACCAACAGTAGAAATAACTCCAACAATTTGTTCTCGTAGCTGTGTAACAGATGCTAGTTCAGCTTCCGTTAATTTCTGCGATTCTGTCATATAACCTGCCTCCTTTGATGTAGTACTACTCGTATCATAAATATAGATTATTTTAGCGAAACGTCACTTTAACCCTCTAATATCTCGGTAAACACTATGTTTTTTTTAGTAGTAAACCGTTGTTGTGATGTCCGCATCAATTTGCCATACCGGTCTACCATTCGCTCTGGTAGAAGGTAGGCCGACACATTCAAAGTAAACGCGGTTTTTACTAAACGATCTTTTTCTGCGGGAACAGTGTTTTCCATCTTATATTCATCTATTCTCGTACGGAATTTATAGCGGTTCCGGTCGCCCCAGAATTCATCATCCTCAAAAGAAATCTGTTCTATTAGACGATTCATCTGTTCCATATACTCTGTCCAGACCACGCATTCGTAGGTAAGGTCAAAATAATCGGGCGTAATCGTCGTTAAACGCTGTTTGACGGGCTTTATACCATTAAGG